TATTAACTTATTATGATCTGAAGCTCCTTCTAAAACTATATTATCTGGATATGTAATACCTTCCATAGATAAGTAGCCACCAAGTGCAGTTATTTTTGCATTTGCACCGACACCATTTGTATTAGAATTATCAAAGGTAACAACGTCAGACATGGTATATCCAGTACCACCATTTTCAACATATACACCAGTTACACCACCAGTTCCAATACTTCTTACTTCACCTTTGACACCAACCGAAACATCTTGATCTACAGAAAAATGAATAGGATCATTAACTCTATAATACTGTCCTCGACTAGAAAGACTAATACCATTTGTGATACCGACAACTCTTGCAGTAATTTCAAGGTCTAAAGTATTAGAAACACCAGTAACTAATTCTCCAAGCGATCCCTCTTCTCGAATCTTTTCCCCTACTTGACCTTCAGTAACTAAATGTTCACCACTTTCCATTAACAATAAATCAGCAGAACCAGAGTCAAAAGTTCCTATAATTGTTCCACGATCTAAATTCAATTCTGCAATAACATCTGCACCATAGATAAATTTAGTAACACCTTGAATAACAGCCTTTGCACCACTAGATGCACCAGTAATAGTTTTTCCTACTAGTTGTGAAAAGTCTGAATTACCATCTTCTCTAACTCTCATTAGATAATCAGTACCCCACTGACCATCTGAAAGTTTCATCATATTATCTCTTGGATATATTAAACTAGACTCTTGATCAAATAATATTCTAAAGAATAATCTATGTCCTTCTTCTGTACCTCTTGCTTCGTATAAGTCTTTTACATTTTTAATTAAATTTCTTATATTAATATCATCTGTAATAGACTCAGGCAAAGACTCCAAAAAAGATGCTTTAAACTTATCAAAAAAAGTAAAAGTAGTATTATCAATATCTGCATATGCTAATAATTGTTGTATGTTTTGTATAGGATTACCTTGATAATCATTAACAACAGCTCTCGCACCAGAAGTTAATCCAACTACATTTTCACCTTTTGCAAATTTTTGTTGTGAACTAATATAAAGTTTACCAGTAGAATCATAATCATCTACCAGTATTGTTGCAGTATATTTACTTTTTTCTCCACGAATAGTTTCACCAACTTGAAACTTACCTACAGAACTTTCAAGAACAATCTTTTCATTATTGTTATCAACAATTAGATTACTTGTTAAAGTTTCCTGTATAAGATAATCATTAGAACCACCTAGTGTTAAACAACCAGCTTCTAAAAATTGATAGTAGTGTTTAACGAAAGTTGCAAACAAAGGATGTTCAGAACGAACAAACTCTGGTAGTTGTTCCTCAATATGAGGAGATACTTTACTTTCTAATTTAGATGTTCTAGGACAGCCTGACATTATTAATAACCACTAGATGAAGATGAACTACTTGATGATGATGAACTTGATGATGAACTGCTTGCAGTACTAGCCACAGATGTTGTTGATGTTGTTGTTCCAAATGTTACTGTACCAGTTCCTGTAGTTGTTCCACCAAAAGAACCTACACTTGTATGCGAACCAACTGATGCAGTTGTTCCATTTTGATCTGTCTGTGCAGTTATAGAAGAACCACCAAGATCAATAGAAATAAGTTGATTTCGTACTGGAATAATATCATTTGAATCTGGTATAGTAAATATGTGAATTGTACCATTTCCATTAACAGTAGATGTAACATTTAAATTATTAATAACTACTGCACCAGTTTCATAATCAATAGTACCAGCATTAGTATTAACATATGTTCTAGTATCAGCAACCATTCTATATGTTCTAATAACACCAGAACCATTATCATCAAAAAAGTGTGTTTCAGTAGAACCAGCAATTGTAAATCCTGTAGAGGATAATACAGGAGATGCATTATTATCATAGGGATGATATATTGCATTATAAAAGTTTACGTCATATTGTTTTGATTCTGCAATGGAAGGAGTAATAGCTTTGTATAATCTTATGTTCATAATATTACTTAAAATAGAACTATCAGAATTATCAATAAGTCTTGATAGTTCAGAGTATCTAAACATACTATCAAATTTTTCTATAGTATCTCCACTATAATTACTTACTATTGTAGAAATACCAGACTCTAAATCAGTAGCAGTTTTTACAGTTTTGTTTGGATCATATCTAAAGTCTATATCTACAATAACATATAAAACTTCTGGATCTACTATTACTGGTCTTACTGATGCAATATTATATTGTTTTAAATCTGAAACAATATTTGCTTTTTGTGATTGTGTTAAAGTTGTTCCAGCTGTAGGTGTTAACGAAACATAAACTTGACCATAGACAGGTGGATCATTATCTTCTCCACCCCATACTTGAATACTTTTCACATTAGGATAAACTTTAGGAATAAGTGCTTTATAATCAAATGCAGTAACAGCTCTATTTTGTGCAGTATAATTTAGTGGTGCATAATACTTTATTGATTGTATAGTTTCTGGAACATCACCACCAGTTGCATCTGCAATAGTTGTAACTGATGCACCACTTTGACCACCAATACTTGGCGCAGAAAATAATGTTGCACCATTTGCTTCTGCTTGATTTGTTACAATATATTCTAATATGACTATATTACCATCCACTAAACCCTGACCTAAAACATTATCACCAAAGTAAACTTCAAACTCTCCATGATGTTCTTCTTGTAAAAAATATACTTGAGATGTTGCAGTAACATTTGTAAGTTCAGTTGCAAGTTTGTAAGTCGCTAGTCTTGTGTCAGTTGCAGATGTTTGAACAGAAACTTTTAATGTTGTTGTATCAGCTCTATTACTTGTGATAAGATATTTTTTATCTGGATTATTACTGTCTACAGTATACTTTGCTGTTGCAAGTGTGCCTTCATAGATAGGAACATTTACAAAATTTGCACGACTACCAGATACTGAAGATGTTATATCTTCGTTTACTAAAAATCCATAAGTTGTTCCATCAAAGTTTGTTGTGAATCTTGTTCCTTTACTCATAGTAACAGAAGTAATATTAGGATTTACTACTGGTACAGATACGTCAACAAATGCTTTAGGAGCTCTTGCAGAACGAGGAGTATACCCTAATTCCTTTGCGTGTGATACTACAGAGTCACGAGTCGTTGCAGTATCCAAAAACATCTCATTTGTAAAATAGTTTGCATTCATCGCCAAGTAGTGTGTATTGTATGCGAGAAGATCTACGAGGGTAGATAAACCAGAACCTTCAAAATTATAATCTGAAAATTCACTTTGTCCTTTTAAATAGGTTTTTAAATTTGTTTTGATGTTATCAAAATCTAATTCTGTTACTTGTAATTTACCAGCCATTTTATCTTAATCTCTCTAAAAGTATATTCATTGATTGAACACCACTAGGTGAATTTATCAAAAAGAATGTTATCGTAACATTATAAGTGTTGTTATCAAAATCTTCAGTGGTATCAACACTTACTAATTCTGCTCTTGGTTCATAAGTTTCTATCAAATCTCTCACAAATGTTTTAATAGAACTTGATACTGCACTTGTCATTGGTTCAAAAAGAGCTTTACGAATATTAGAACCAATATCTGGTTGAAATGGTCTTTCTCCTTTATTCGTATTAATTAAATTTCTTACACTTGCTTTGACAGCTTCTACATTTGATAGTTTCGCAATATCACCAGTAACTGGATGCCTAACCATATTTAAATTTAAATCAGTAAATATCTGTGCATTTCTAATAGAGTCATTAGTACTCTCTGCGTCTTTAAATGCATTTGGATTTGCAACCATTACGTTTCTCCCTATTTGTATTTATAACGATTTCTACAAATCATGATACCTACGATTTATAATATGTTGTTCTGCAATTTCTTCTTTAGATTGTCCATGATATTCTACTGCATGATGTTCTTCAATCATCTTTTTATTGACGTTAGTATCAAATACCCACAGTTCACCAAGTATTCTACCAAACTTTCCTCTTCCATCTTTATGAGTTTTGATTGTAACATCTCCACCATCTAACCATTTTTTTAAAAATTCAGTTGCAGCTTTTCCATATTGTTTTTCAAATGGATCACTTGTTCTTGACTCTGGTGTATCAATACCATATAGTCTAACTCTTTGATCTCTTAACCATACACCAAACCCCAAGTCAATGTCTACATCAACTGTATCACCATCAACCACCTTTGTAACTTTACATTTATATTCAAACATTCTAATCCCCTATTTTAACATTACTATCACTACTAGCAGGATGTCCACATGATGCAAGATCTCCAGAATTACAAACTTTAACGCCGTCAATTTTAACCTTCATACCAGAACCAGCAGAAATTGTTGCCGAATCATGTGGTGACAAACCATGAGGAGCAACTGAATCACCATCTACTATAATTAATTTTCCATTCGCCTTTACTTTAGTTTGTGATGCACTTAGAGCACCACCAGCTGAATCACCATTTCTACATACGCTAGGCATAATACTGTGCAATCTGTCCTAATTCGGTTGTTGTTTTTCCATTGTATTGTGTTATCATATCTGATCTATTACCAGACTCCTTACACCCAAGATGAATCCAAGGCATACCAGAACCAGTAGTTCTATATTGTAATATGATAGAATCGTGTGGTAAGTTTTCTCTAATCCATATTGCAATCTCAAAGTATTCTCCTTTACTTGCATCTGCAACCTGTATGTCAACTGCTTCACCCAATGAATGTGCAGAAGATGTACCAGGCCTAGATTCAAAATATCCCATGTTAATTCTTAGTTTAGGATATTCTGCAAGTAATGGATCTAAACAATTAACTGCAAGAACTCTTAATTTATTAATAATCTTTTCTGCTTCTTCTTTACCCTTGTTTATTTTCTGTCCTACAGGTGGTGCAAGTGTAAGTTTAGAAAGTTTATACTTGGAAGATATGTACATATTATAATCTATAGATCCATCATCTGGAAGTATTATCTTAGACGGCTTTGTTACTGATGTAACCTTTGCGGCTTCTGTATAAAGTAATTCTGATTGTCCAGTTGAATATCCATGTTCTTTTGGAAAGTCTGGAACTGCTGGAACTGATATCAATGGTCTTGATGCACTTTCTGAATTATAGTTACCATCAATAGAATTATAACTATAATCTGAAGATGAAGAAGGTAATGCATTTCCAGATGCAACATCAGCTTTAATATCTGCATCTGATTTCGGAATATCATCTTCACCATATACAGATTGTTCATCTGCTAATGCACTTAAATCTTTTGCATCAAGTACTGTAGCTTCTACAGGTGCGTCAACTTCTTTACCCTCACTATATAAATTTACACCAGAACTATCTCTGTATTTTGTATCTTCTACTTTTTCTACCTCTGTTCTATTTTTATTTGAATTATTTAAATCTATCGAACTACCTTTTAAATTCATAGCACCACCACCAAGAATATCAATAGTACTATTTCCATTTATTATTATTGAACTTGGAGATTTTATAGTAATCAATCCATCTGAATTAATTCTACTTAATCCTTTTATATTGGTAAGGTAGTTACCCTCTGCATTAATATTCATATCTTCTTGAGATTGTAATGTCATGTTTGATACAGATGTTGCAGTTAATTCTTTCTGTGATGTAAACTCTATAGAGTCATTTGCATAAAATCTCATATTCTTACCAGCATGAATATTAATATTCTTACCAGCGTGTAAATCTATATTCTCGTCTACCTGTCCTGTCAACGAACCACGCACATATAAATCTGCATCACCATCACAATAGACTTCAATGTTTCCTCTTACTCTTAACTTTTTATTCTGATGCACAATCTCATAATCATCACCAATAATCTTTGTAACTTTTGTACCATCTGGATGTACTTCGTAAAAAGTACCAGACCTATGATATTCATGTATACGTTCATGGCCTGGAGTATCATCAAACTCTACAATATGACCAGACTCAGTTTCCTTTACATGATTGTATGGATACTTTGATGCATACTGTGTTTCTGGTTCTCCTACCAGATCATCTACTCTTTGTCTTTTAAGATTGACCACAGGGTGTTGTTTAGTTGCATCATTTACTGCAAGTCTGTTTGTATCAACTTCATTAACTCTGCGAGGATAAAAAGAACGAGGATCAGCAAAACCATTAAGAGATTGTTGAGTAGAAACTTTTAGATTTACCTCTGTACCTTTTGCTGGTGGTTTATCAAATTTAATTTTTCTTTCTTCTATTTCATATGCCATTAAATTGACACTCCTCTTTCTCTCGCATACTTGGTAACAGACTTCTTTCCTATCCTTACAGCCTTTGGTGGATACTTTGGAAACTCTGATGGATAAAAGTGACCCATATCATTTGGAATACTATTCTGCATATTAAAAGTTTTAAATGCAGAACGAGCTCTTCCTTTATAGTTACTATCTCCTCTTCTTCCATCATCATAAGAACCATCTGCTCTAAATATTGTTACATCAACTGCACACGCAAAGTTGTGCCAAGAGAAGCCAGGTTTTGCAGCTTTACCCATTCTGCCTGCTTTATATTTGTTATATAATTCTTGTTGTTGTGCGTTTGTTCTATATCCAGAACCTATGCTTATATCCCAACCACTATTAGATTGAAGAAAATTATTAATACCTTTTGCAATCCTATCTCTTACAAATGGTAATAATTTATTTAATGCATTTGCAGTTGTAGATCCTCTAGTAGATAATGGGAAGTCATTTTTAGTATATGTTCTTGCACCAGAAAATTCTGCCGTAGAAACTTCAGTATTCATAAATGAAGAGGGTGGTGCGTTTGTTGCTTTATCTGGTATACCATCTTTAGTTACTAGAACTGTAGAGTCTTGTGAACTTGCTGGTAAATCAAACTCTGATGTAACCCCATCTGCAATTACTGTGTTCTCACTTATCGTGCCTGGTTCACGATTTTGATCTTGTGAATAATCATAGGGAGCTCCACCTTGAGGAGCACCATTAGGGCCTATATAGCCAGGTATTGTTCCAAACACCATAGGTTCTTGTAGAAAGTCTGGATCTCTCCAGAAACCAATTACCCATGTTCCCTCTATTGGGCCTGTCGGAGAAGTTCCCACACCACCAGCGGAAGCAGATGTACAAGGTTGAATACAAAATGCCCAAGGCAAATCTTCTGTCGCAAGTTTTGTTTTATCTGATGTATGATAACCAAATACTCTAACTCGTACTCTTCCTAGTGACATAGGGTCTATACGATCTTCTACAACACCAACCCACCAGAGAAATCCATCTCTGCCAGAAAAATATGATAGTCTTTGTGTTTGCATAAAAAAATCCCTTTGAAGTATTTATACTGCAAAGGGAAAGTTATAGTTAAGAAATCAAAAAGGAAAAATTAATCACATTGTAGTTTGTTTACAATTGTACCATTGGAATTATACTTTTGAGAAATCCAACACATTCTTTCATGTTTGTTGGTAGCCCAATTTGCAATCACATTCTTGTTGATATTTGTATTACCAACATTTACTTGATTACCATTAAAGAGTTGATTTAATAACAAACCAATCATTTGTTGTTTAAGTGCATCTTGATTATTCATTCGCAATTCAAATGCATTGAGTGGGTGACAACCCACAGTAATTAAAGTTATAATAATTAATAATTTTTTCATTATATAGTTCCTAAATTCTTCTGTTCTTTGTACGCATCTATTATAATCTTTGTAAAGACAGGCTCTAATTCTAAATTGTAATAATCAAATTCATTTTGACTTATACTATTCCTAGTATAAGGAGCCCAACCAAAGAACTGTTTGAAATGTGATCTTCTATTACACAATCCATTATTAAATAAATCATAGATTAGATTTTGTGCAACTCTGAATTTTTCAAGACACTTGTTAACAGAACGCCCTTGTGGAACTGCACCCTCAAGTGGAATAAGATCATCTAATTTTTCTGATACATCTTTATAACCCTCATGAAGAGCCCAAGATACTTTAAATAAATTTGATTGTTCAGTATAATCATTTGATTCCAAAACACCACCTATACTTTTATAATATTCTTCATTAAAGGACGACATTATATACTCCAATCTTTCTTAGACCATATAGGGGCAAAATTACGTCCATAGTCAACATAAACAGTACAAGGTTTACCAAGTTTCTTTGCCATCGCTTTACACTTTGCTAAAGTGTCAGATGTAAAAGTAACAAACTTGTCATCATTTAAAAATAAACTAAACTTTGGTGTTAACTTAACTTTTGGTAATGGTTGTCCAAACATATTATTATTTCCTCTCTCATTAACTATACTTATATTATATACTGATTCGTTTTATATGTCAAGTAAATAATTAAAATCTTGTAAAAAAACAATCATGTCCTAGATCATTATCTTCTAGGATTATATCTCGTACTCTTTCTCTATCTATGGAGTCACCACCACCCCAAGTGATATCGTCACGCAGATCAGCTATATACTTGTGTGTTGCATCTACAACCATATCTTTAGTCAATCCCTCAATAGGATAAACACCATCAACATGATTGTAAAAAGACCAAACATAACTAACGAACATTTGCGTTTCATCTGAAACTATATTGAATTTACGATATTCAGTTTCAGTAAATTTTTCATGCACTTTATACATTATGCAGCCTCCAAACTATTTTTACACGCATCAACCAACGAATCCAACTGAGGGTCAACAATCTCATAAGGTTTATCCCACTTACCAACTTCGATATGCATATAGTATGCAGTATCAAAATAATCTGTCATGGCATCTGAATTATCATACCATGCTTTCCCACCATTTAAAGCAGGAGCAACTTTCATAATTCTATAAACTTTGTCTAAGATTTTTGCGTTTTCTATTCCATAGAAATCTGTTGTATAGAAATGATTGATCTGATGATGTTCACCATCATTTAAAGAACCAACTTTCATTTCGCCAGTATATCTATCTCTGTATTCCCAATCTTTAAAAGAAGGGCCTTTCATAAATGAAACAGTAACACTGTAAACACTATCTCGTCTTACAGAAAATTTATACTGTGGAAATTCTTTCTTTAAAGTATTTCGGATATGTTTAACATCATCAGTTGAAATATATGCCATTCGTTTCTCTCTCTTTCTCTTGTTTACGAATCACTATACCATGTTCTGATAACAAAGTCAAGTCTTTTTTTTAAGAAACTTTTATAGCTATATAAATGCAAAGTGCAAGGATTATTAATTTACCCCAATCCAAATCAAAGTCTGTGCCTTCTCCAAACTTCTTTCTAAATTCACTTAATTTCATATTTACTTCTCCTTTATCATTGAGTCATCAAACGATAATAATCATGTAAAGGATCTTTTTCCTCGACATGATCTTCTCCTAATTCATATGCATTGATAGAATACTTTTCTTTGTACTCATCATAATACTGCATTGCGTTATTAATCACTTCCCATTTATCATAACTATCTTTACAATGATTCTCTTGCCACCAGAAGAATCCATTAATCAAAAAACAAAAATTCCATCTATTCTGTAATTGTCGAAAGTACTGTCTTGCGCTCACAGTTTGATTATTCTTTCCACCAAACAAAGTATTTACAAAGATACTCCAACTTATACAAACTCTTCCGAACCATTTTCCGATTTTTTGAATCATTTTTTTATCCTACATTCCACCACTTATATACCCATTCTGACCTCGACACATACTTGCCATCAGAGCAAAGAGAGGATCATTTTTATTCTCTGGATTATATCCCATATGATCTATATACTCGTCTTGCAGACGAAACGCATCAGCTTCTAATTGTTGTTTACATTCCACCACATCATAGTATCCATTGTGATACTGCAAGTAATGTACTAACTCATGTATCAGTACCACTTCGTAAAAGTTTTCTTCAACCATACCACCTGTCGGTTTTGTTGCAATTGCAATAATGTCAGTACGATTATCATAATAGCCTGCGATATCGCATGGGTATGTCAATTTAAACTCTTTACAGATTTCTTTATTTGACATAACTTGTACTGTGGGTAATGGTGTGCCTGTGTAAGAATATTCACTATTGTTTTCTATGAATCCTATCAGTTCATACATCTGTGATTCTTTTGCGATTATCTCTTGAACTACAAGAACAAAAATTAAAAGTAACAAAGGTTTTCTCATGGCATTGTGAATAAGGCTCTAATACCTAACTTATTTGCTGGTGTTGTGTGTATTGGTGTTCGTGCAAAGACAACCCATTTATAAGACCATGCCATTAAATCATTTGGATAATGTTCATCAATAAAATCTATAAAGGATTTGCCTGTGGTAAATACATCATCTACTAACATAGGCTGATGTGTCGGATCACCTGTCGCATATTTTCTTAATGCATCTGCAAGAGGAATACCACCTCTAGGAATACCCTCTACAGATCTAAATGGTTCTGTCTGATATGTCATAATGATAGAAGCAATACTATTCCAATCTTCCATATCAAACGCATCACACTCTAATTTAAATTTAAGAGTATTACCAGAGTGAGAAGTAAACTCACCATATTCAAATAATCTTGCTTCAGTTCTGTGTGTCATATTGACTCTCTGTACCTTGAACTGTCCATGGCATATCCTCTGTATCTTCTCTAGGTAGATAGACTAAAACAGAAGCTTTGCATTGTTCATTCGGACATGAGAGATTAGTGACCATAGAATATTCTAACTCATCATCATCTGCGTCATGATCGCCGCCCCATATCAACTCTGTATTACAATGCCAACAATTCATATATTTTTCTGTATCTTTATTGCATTTATAGATTATGATTGGCTGCCCAGTTTTAGGGGGGCGGCCGAATCATTTCTATTATTATATCATACTATATAGTGCGTGTCAACCCATTGCGTT